TACCGCTCGTTCTTTCGGTTTTGAAGAGGTGTCGAAAGTAGTGCGGACTGTTGCTCTCGGTTCTCTTGTCTTGGATGCAGAGAAGATTTGCAGGATTGTTCTCATCAGCAGATTCGCTCGGTCCCATTGCTGCGCGGGCAGGAGCTTGTCTTGCTACGAGCCCTAGAGCATTGAGGTGTCCATGGGTGTGAGATGATCCGCCGCACTCACGCCCATGCGGAACTCGACGATGGCACATCGAGCGTTGCTTATTGAGTTCTCGTCCGCTAATCGGGTCCCAAGCCATAATACTCTCCGTTGGTAATCAAGAAACTTGCGGCTATGGTATCACAATATGGATCAACAACACGATCCCGCAGTCCCGATCAAGCATGGTAAATGGGAGATCGTCGCTCAGCGTTTGGCGATGGGAGATACCCAGACCGATGCGTATCGGAAGGCGGGCTACAGCGCCACACAGCCATCCATCGATGCCGCTAAGTTATTGAAAAAGCACCCGGAAATTGCGGAGAGGGCCGAGTACCTCAAGAGCCGGATGTTTGATAGGCAAGTGGATACCAAGCTCATTACCCGAGATGAAGTTCTGCAAGGGTTGATGCATACGATCAAGCAAGCAATAGACCAGGGAAAGCCACAACTATCCGTCGTACACTCTTGCTACCGAACCATTGCCGAGATGGAAGGGATGCTCATCAAGAAGTCTGAAGTAAAACGGATGAAGGAAGATCCGTTTGAGCACGCCTCTCGACAGCAACTTGTAAACATGATCGAGCGAGCAACGAGAGACTTAGGACTGGAGATCGATGGACAACTCCTCGACCAATTCCTCGACAGCGGCGCTACGGATTCTGGCCTCCCGGCTGGAGTCGATGCGGACGAAGAAGCTGGCCTTCTATCGTCCGTATCCGAAACAGGCGGAATTCCACAGTAGCGGCAAGGAGTTCCGGCTTCGGCTGCTCATGGCCGGGAACCAGTTGGGGAAATCCGAGTGTGGCAGCGCCGAGATGGCAATGCACTTTACGGGTCTTTATCCACCCGCCTGGAATGGTATCCGGGTTGAGAAGCCGGGTCGGTACTGGGTAGGTGGAGTCACCAGCCTCACCACGAGAGATGTAATCCAGAGGAAGCTACTCGGTCCCCCCGGGGAAGAGGGTACAGGTTGGATTCCGAAGGAATCGATTGAGAAGCTGGTGCCGTCGCGAGGAGTTCCTGGTGCTTACGACTACGCCATGATCCGACACCAGAAGGGCGGCAGTAGTTTCGTGGGGTTCAAGTCCTACGAACAGGGCCGGGAGAAGTGGCAGGCGGATACCCTCGATGCCATCTGGTTCGACGAGGAGCCCCCGGCAGATATCTGGACGGAGGGGCTTGCCCGTTGTACTGCCACGGGTGGATTCACGCTCCTGACGTTTACGCCACTAAAGGGCATGTCAGATGTGGTCAGAGGGTTTTACCCCACGCCCGATTCGGCTGAGAAGAAAGTCATTCGGATGGGGATCAAGGATGCACAGCACATCTCGGAGGAGATGCGCGAGAAGATCCTGACCCAGTACCCCGAGCACGAGAGGGACGCACGCCTAGAGGGCATCCCCAAGCTGGGATCGGGGATGATCTACAACGTCCCCGAGAGCATGATTGTCGAGGCACCAATCGAAATTCCCTATTGGTGGCGCAGAATTATAGGCATTGACCTTGGCGGCGGGGATCACCCCACAGCCGCAGTTGCCATGGCCCATGATACAGAGACAGACGAGATCCACGTATACGCCTGTTACAAGGGGAAGGACCCCCGTATTGCAATACACGCATCGGCAATCAAGACATGGGGGCAACTACCTGTTGCATGGCCGAAGGATGCGTACACGAGGGACCGCAACAGCGGCACCAGATTTGCAGATCTCTACCGGGAGGAAGGCATTCGGATGCTCCATGAGCATACCCAGTTCATCGATGGAACCGTATCGGTGGAGCCCGGAATCGCGGAAATCCTGAACCGAATGGTCCGAGGGAAGTTCAAGGTTGCTTACCAGTTGTCTGACTGGTGGGATGAGTTCAAGCTGTACCACCGGAGCAACGGGGCAATCGTCAAGAAGTACGATGACCTCATGGATGCCACCCGGTATGCCATGATGAGTTTGCGTTATGCAACGATAATCCGGCAGAGGAATCGATTTCCCGCTACAGTAGGTGTGGATTACGACCCGTTGGCTGCGTCCGATGAGGCGAAGTTGCACTGATGCTTAATCCCACCAACCGATATACACGGCGGCGGCTGAACCAAGAGAATGCATTGAGCAAGGCCAATGGTTCCAAGGGAGCACGAAACGCGCAGCGCCACTTCAATGCGGGAACACTTGGATCTTTGTTTGGCCCCGGGCAGACTGCCCTCTCGGGAAGGAAATCTTCTCCTGGTGGCACGACAATGATTCGAAAGGAAGCAAGTGATGGGAGCTGAAATACTTGCAGCACTGACCGCCGCTAGCAATACAGTCTCTAACGTACTGGAGCCTGTTACAAGTTTCTTGGGTGGAGCAGATACTGCGACTTCTGCAACGACAGGGATAAGTGAAGGATTGCACGGATTGACCGGAGTTCCAGCAACTCCAGCAATCGGGCCAGCAACGCCTGCTGCAGCGGCAATCAAAGGAACAAGTAAGGCTCTTGGGCAGATTGCTGGAATTGGGGGTCAGGCAATGAAGGCGGTACCCGTGGCTACGGCACTCGCTTCTGCAAAATCTAAGCCCAAGACGCCAAAGATAGAGATGCCTTCTGGTCCTACTGATACAGCAATCGCGAGATCATCGACGCGCGCGGAAAAAAGAGGGCAGGGCGCCAGCTCGAAACGAGCACCGGCACGACGAAAGGCCGGATACTCCAGCTTTGGATAGGAGCCAACATGGGCATTGAAACACTTATCGCAATGGCAGTAACGGCAGCGCAAACAATAGCAGGTGCTGGCGGTGCCGTTGCTAGTACCGTTGCGCAAGGAATCACTGGTCTTGTTACCGGAGCGGGCGCTATTCCCGCAGGTGGAACACTTTCGACTAGTGCTCTTGGAGGGTCCGTCGCGGGACCAGCGTCATCCGCAGTAGCCGCTGCAGGACAGGTTGGTTCAGCGCTAGGAAGTGTAGGGCAACTTGCTGGTTCCATCGCGCCTGCAACAAAATCTGCAGTAGACGCAAAAAATGCAGCCAAGTCCCTCAAGAAGAAAGCAAAGGAAGCGGCTGCTCCGACAGCGCTCGCACAAGCAAACACAAGACCTAGTTTGCAAAAGCGTGGTGGACAAAGCAGTCGAACTACTGCGACTGGTGCAAGCGCAGCCGGAGGGAGAAGTACCGCAGGCACCAGTGGGTTGGCGTAATCATGCTGGATACAGGTCCCCAGATTTGTCAGAGATTCGATCAGTTGAAGTCTCAGCGTGGGACGTTTGAGAACACATGGCAGGAAATTGCCAATCATGTTCTCGGGCTCAGGGATTTCAATACGACACGTCACCCTGGCGAACAGAGGATGCGTCGGATCTATGACACCACGGGCCTGATTGCAGGCACACGGCTAGCGGCAGCTCTGCACGGGATGATGCTCAACCCATCGAGTAAGTGGTTCTTCCTCAAGATACAGCCGGAGGAGCTGTCTCAAGATCCAGAAGTCTTTGAGTGGCTAGAACACGCAACCAAATCACTGCAGTATGTCTTTACTGAAGGCCGGTTTGGTTTTACCAATGCTGCAGCCGAGTGGTTGTTGGATCAGGTTTACTTCGGTACGGGAGATCTTTTCGTCGATGATGTTCCCGGGGTGGGTCCAATGTTCCACTCCCGGCCTCTTGGTGAAATCCACATTGACGAGTCGTGGAATGGGAAGCCGGATACCTTCTATCGCTTCTATAAGATGAGTGCTCGTCGGGTTATCCAACAGTTCGGAGAAGAGGTAGACGACGAAGTATTCCGGTGGGCACAGAAAGATCCGCTACGGGAAGTCAAGATTCTTCATCTGATCCATCCACGGTCAGAGTCTCAGACGAAGGAGAGAGATACAAAGCCTTGGCGCTCGGTATACGTTCTATATGAGAAGAAGAAGATCATAAGTCTCGGTGGTTACTACACTCAGCCACACATGGTGGCTCGGTGGAGTAAGGAGAACCATGAGCTGTACGGTAGAAGTCCTGCGTGGCAGGCTTTGTCCGACTGCAAGATGCTGAATGAGATGAGCAAGACGCTCCTCAAGACAGCACAGAAGGCCGCAGACCCGCCCCTGTTGGTACCGGATGACGGCGTTCTATCCATGGTCAGCACCAGCCCCGGGAGCTTGAACGTATACCGGGCGCACGTTTTCAAGGATGACCCAATCCGCCAGTTCCCCGTGTCCACCACGACTGTCATTAGTGAGAAGATTCTGGAGCAGAGACAGATGATGGTGCGTGCGGCCTTCTTTGCCGACGCCATTGCTCTCCCCAATCAGCAGGGTATGACAGCCACGCAGGTGATTGAGCTGGAAGACAAGATGGCTCGAAGCATGGTGTCTATGCTGGGGCGGTTGCAGCACGAGGGAATCGACCCCCTGCTTCGTAGGACGCTAGACGTGCTGGAGAGGGGACGGTTCTTGATCCCCCGGCCACCGCAGATGCGCGGAACCGAGGTAACGGTGGAGTACATCTCTCCGGCTTCGCGGGCACAGAAGCAGACTGAGGCCCGGTCGATCATGTCTACCTGGGCATCGGTCGCGCAGTTGGGAGAGGTTGCCATCGAGGCGCTAGATAACCTCGACCCGGATGAATCCGTTCGGCTTCTGGCAGAGAGTCAGGGTGTCCCGCCGGGGATTCTCCGGTCTGTCGGTGAGCGCGAGGGAATTCGGCAAGAGAGAGCGCAGGCTGAGGCCCAGGCCCAGCAGATGGCCCAGGCCCAGCAGATCGCTGGTATGGCACAGCAGGCTGGTGCTGCCGAGAAATCCATTGCCGAAGCGGCAAATGTCGGTACGGAGACGCCTTGAAAACCAAATGGGATGATATTGAAGATCGTCGTACCGAGATCGGCAGGGCGTACGGATATATCTTCACCAGTGAGATGGGGCAGATCGTACTGGAAGATATCAGGAAATTCTGCGGAGTGGGGCGTGATGCCTACACGCCGGGTACATTTGACCAAACTGCTTACAACCTGGGTATGCAACGAGTTTGGCTTCACATCGATGCCAAGATCAATTCACACCCCATAGCAGAAACACTACACACAACTGAGGAGTCACTTGATGAGTGAAGCGGTCCCTTCTGGGGGCATTACGGATGTAGGATCATCCGAAACAACAGAGCCCACGGGTAGCTACGAAGGCAATTCCTTTCAGACTCTAGTGGGGACATTGGACCCTGGACTCGCCAGCAATCCGAATATCCAGCGACATGACAGCATGGATTCGATGGCAAAGGAGTATGTAAACCTTGTCTCGAAGATTGGCGAGAAAGGAATCATCCCTGCAAAGAAGGATGATCCATCAGATCGTAACCGTTTTTACAATGAACTGGGTCGGCCTGAGACGCCTGGGGGATACGATTTCGGAGACTTTTCCGTTCCCGAAGGACTTCCTTGGGATGATCGAGTGGGTATGGAACTCGTCAAGGAGATGTGGGAGCAGGGTCTTACACAAGATCAGGTGCCAGCTATTGTAGAGAAATACACACAGATCCAGGCACAGGCATGGGGACAGCGTGAGCAGGCGTCAGTACAAGCCAATCAGGAGACAGTGAGCACTCTACAGTCTGAGCTTGGATCGGCTTATACCGAAAGGATGAATATGGCGCACCGAGCCGTCGTAGAGTTCTTCGGTTCAGATAATGTAGACGATATCCTTTCGACTCGGCTGGAGAGCGGAGTGCAGTTGGGAGACTGGATGCCATTCGTCAAAGCGATGATGTCAGCAAGTGGCGGTCTACGGGAGGATGATTTGCATACCGATCCTACACAGACCGGGATGGGTGCTAAAACACCCGAAGAGGCCGAGAGAGAGATGGAAGCCCTCATGGCTGATAAGGAATTCCGAGAGGCTTACTTGGACAGTCAGCATCCAAATCACAAGATGGCGCTCCTGAAGATGGATGAGCTGTACGCCTATAAGGGTGACAAGGGTTCAGTCGCTTCGGTTGGGATTGGTCCTGGGGTCAGCGTGGCGGTAACGGGGTCTGGTGAGGAGAGATGACCACGAAGGCAGAACAGAGACTCTTCTGCTGGAAGGTGGCCCATTCCATTGTTCAGATGGATCTGACACTGTCGATACACGAAGTGGGAAACAATTTGTTTCGCTGGTGTGAATCTGAGAGTGACCCCAAGCTGGCATTCAGATGTCTCGAAACGGCATACGAGCATCGTGGTGGAGCGTTAACAACTGACAGGCTATTGACGAAAGCGAAAGACGCATATACGTTTTCTTCTACATCGCTTTCGTGGGCAGCCTCACAATCGTCATCTTCAACGGGTAGCTCTCCGAGTCCGACAAAGAAGAAGACAAGAGGTCCAGGGAAACGCAAAGGGGTCCAGCGCGTTGCGGAAGACCACTTCCGTTAAGATTGGGTAGCCCTCCGCTCTAAAACTATTTTAGCAGAGGGACATCATGTCTAACGAAATTACTACGCATCGAGTACAACGATTCTTCGACGGAATCACCATTCTGGCGCAGCAGAAGATGTCGCGCCTTCGCCCGATCGTTCGAAACGAAACGGGCATTTCTGCCAAGCAGGCGTTCTTCGA